CCGACTATTGCTGCATGATTGGCTTCTGTTACTGTTATTATAGGAGATCCATTAGAAGCGGAAAAAGTTACATCCCCTGCAGCTGTAGTTAATCGTAAGGGGGTTATATCATAGTACGCGCTACCCATTTCAATATAAAACTTTATATTAGTACCTACACCTGTAAAATTTACACTCGTAAGAGAAGTCCAGTTCCATAAAGAACGGCATACACCAAGAAAAAACTTACCAATACTTATTGGTGACCAACCTCCTATTTTTTCAGGAGTGCCTTGCCTAAATCTTATTTTGTCACCGTCATACCAACCGCCTTCACTTGTATAACTAGTGTTTTCACGATCAATTCCTGGTTTTAATAGTAGCTTTTTTAATGGCATTAAGTGTCTACCTCGCCTTCTTTCTGTGTACCAGGTATAACCTGACAAAAGGGTTTAGCCTGAAACACATTGGGAAATGTAAGTGCTTTATTAGCTTTCTCAATAGCGTATTCGAAGCACTTTTCTTTGTTTGTATGTAGTACATTACCTGTAATTACCATACAAGATTGGGCGTACAGACTACCACATAATATCATAATTGACATCCACATAATAACACGTTATCCTGTAAGCTCGAAGTGGGGTCCGTCAATGAATGGTCTCCTGCCTTGGCTACGTCTTAAGTCAATATAGGAGTTCATAGCATCTTCCATTGATTCAGTCCATTTACTTATATCATCTATATGCCACGCTGCACCCCATCGTATAGGGATATCATTTTTACGTGACGCTTCCTTCATTGCATCAGCAATATCATCGTACAAATTTAGTTCCCAAGAAGCTCTGCCATTAATATATGCCATGAGATCAACTGCTAACCCATCAAGGTGTTTTGATTTCATTGTTTGGGTCGCGCCCTTGGCCAAAAGGGCTTCTTGTTCTGCGAGTGTTCTTTTCCCACAAATCACGCCAAAATCAATACGTGTAATCTTTATAGCATCTTGGCAGATAGTCCACAGTCGTTTATCTACTGTAGATAACTTTGATAAACTGTTTTTTCCTAGCGCGAAAGCCATTATTCTTTCTCCTATTTTGTTAAACCTTTTTGCTTTTCATATGTCCTAAGTCCCCCGATTCCGAGCATACCTCCGAGAACGGTTAAAAGTGTACCCATATCAAATTCTGGTAATTCAGGTAATTCAACTCCTGCAAATGCAGCACCAAATATAATTAAATCTTTAAGGATAAAATGATACATAAAAGCAATTGCGCAAACCCAGCCCACAGCGGGTCTCCATCCACCCTTAAACAAGCTACCAGAAGCTGCTTCTGCTTTATTTATTTCAAGTTGAGCAAGTAAAGCTTGTTGGGCATGTTTTTCAGACATAGTAGCTATCTCATGGGACAGCTTCCTTTTTAGATCCTGGTCAGGGATTACTTTATCTAAAATATCACCGACAGGTTGTATAAGACTACTTATTAAGCTCAAAATTATCTCCCTTAGTTCCTCTTCTAGATAGTTGATTAAATCCAATAAAGCTACCAATTATGCCCATATTAGATAATATCCAAATTTCAGCAATTCCACTCAAATGGTCAATACGATCTATAGGTATAATAGGTGTCATTAACACAATAATAAAAACTGTTACAGTTAATGCAGAAAACCATACAAGCCACCGTTGCTGATCTTCTTTTTTATCACGGTTTTCAAGGAGAACCATACGTTCTCTACGGCCCAATTCTGCATCAGTAATCACACCGTCTCCATTAGAGTCTGCTTTTTCCCAAGCACTGTCTTTTTCCAGTTTTTTCTGTGCCATATTAACTTACCTAATAAATAACCATTTCGGTGGAAACACTACACACCAATAATAAGCAGAAAGAACAATAAAAATAAATAACAAATCTTTAACTTCCATTGTACCACTCTCTAAAACTAGGACTACCACGTTCCATTGCATTTACTAACAATGCACCAAATACAGTAATTGCAAGTACACCTACAAGTAAAATACCTATTCCTATGGCTACCATTTCCATTATTTCTTCTTTTCTTTTTTGCCTTTCCCCTGCAAGTACTTTGGCACGTTCTTTAGCTTCTTGTATACGTTTTGCGCGTAAATCCACAATGGACTTAAACGTACCATGTCCGAAACGCTGGTCAATAAGGACCGACATATTGTAACGCTCTTCTGCAGCAATCTTTGCATCAATAACTTCATGGGCAACACTCTTTATTCCAAATTGATCTTTTAATCCCCATCTAGTAAATTATCTATAGCACCTACGATATCGTTTACATCTTTCGCTGTACTTATGCTCGACTTTATAAAGTCCACACTTTGTTTTACAAGTTGGATACCAGTTACTATGTCGCTTAGTACCATACATCATGCCTTCATTACTAACGAGATTAATAACACTATTGTAGTACCACTCGCTCCTATAAGTATCATTTCTAGTCTCTTTACACGACCTAATATAACTGTCCAACGTTCCTCACTAACAGCTTTATGTACTTCAAATTCTGTTCTTAAATCATCACTCATTATTTTTTCACCAATAGTTTTGTTGTGGAAAGAGCAGTGCCTGCTAGTACACTAGGAGTATCTGCGGTTGTACTTAAAGTTCCATCTTTTTGGACATAATATTGTTGCCCTATTGTTAGACCCGATTGATTTTCATTTACTGTACCAACAATATCAACTATAGCTTGACCGTCTGTAGGAACTGTACCCCCATTTACCATACCTATAAAATTTTCAGAGGTAAGATTCGCGGTTCCTATATCTATAACTACGGCTTTTCCTACATTACTAGCTCCTCCATCTTTAAAAAATACTATAGTTTTCTTAGCATTAGCATCATAAACAATATCATGAGAATCTGAATTTATATTATATATTGGAGAAGCTTCTGATCTAAGACTTCTTTTAACACTAAAAAACTCCTGGCCCCCACCTACAACAGTTCGATATAAGGTATATACAGTTTTATTTTGGCTATCTTTTTGATATAAAATAGGAGTTAAATCTGCTTCTTCATTATAAGATAATCTTATATTACTAGGTTGTGGATTATACCCCCCAACCGCCAGCTGAAAACTTGCAGCTCCTGAAAAAACTATTGAACTACCACTTATAAATCCATATACAATTTGTCCTGTACCATTATTAAGTGCTGTATTCATAAAAGCTATTTCAAATCTAGGCTGGTTTGTGCCATAATGTTCAGTCTTAAAAGTAACATCTATCCTGTAGGTGGTGTTAACAGAACTAAATACAACCTCACTGTTGTAATTAATTTGATTAGTATTAGTCACTGCTAAAGTTCTTGAAGTACCGTAATTATTATTGCCATCATCCCTATAAAAAACTGCAGCAACCTGGTTAGTGGGGTCATACTCCATTGTAGCTTCTGGGGAATCCCCAGCATTAAAAATATAATTACCCCCAAAAGTTATATCTGTACCAGCTGTATTAAGTACACCAACAGCAGTATACCCACCTGCTGTACCAGCGTTAGTATCAAAAGAAACTATAATAGCATCTCCAGAAGGAGGATAAGCACAACACCCGATCCTACTACCTCCACTAGTCACATTAGAGTTGAGACTATTAGCATTTCCAAGTGTAAGAGAATTATTAGCAGGGTTTATTTGAGCTGGTCTTCCCCATATCTGACTATTAGTCTGGGCAAATACAATTACTACTTTGTCATTGTTGTCTTGTTCTTCTCGGAGAGAAACAAGTGATACTTGGTTAGGTTGTGATGAGTAAAATTCTACAGGCGTTCCAAAACTTATTGTATTATCAGATCCTACAGCTCCAACAACTGCGTACCCCTTACCCTCTCCTGTATCTCTATACGCTACAACTACTCTTTTTGTGGCAGCATTATATACTGCGCTCACATCATTGACCGCGTGAGACTCAAACTGTACGGCAGCTCCGAAAGCATCTCTTCTAAATTTCTTTATCATATAGCCTACACCACCAAACCCACCGTGAACGTAGAATGTAACTACTTGTTTACTACTAGAGGAATATATTGGTGCATGGTATGTCGAAACATAAGTAATAGTAGTTTCACCTGCTAGTGCAGTACCTGAATTATTGAAAAAATCAACTGTCCTATCATTGTGAACCTCTGCTTCCAATATATAACTATGCCCACTATTTCCATTGTAATACAGTATGGCTGTAGTTCTAGAATTAGGATTATATACTACATTTATATGTTGACTTACAGTAGTAGCAAAAACGGTTGCAGTTATCCCAACTACATTAGTAGCGTTACTAGCAAACGAATCAGTTATTTCTAAAACATACAAAGTTCCTTTGTTACCAGACCCACCATCCATAAAACAACCAACAACAAAATTATTTGTCGTATCAAATGTAATATTATGATACTGCATATTAGCTGTAAGAATATCTATATCTAGTCCCCATGTAATTGAGGTTCCACTTACATCTCCAACTTTAAAAGCTCCATAATAATTAGGAGAACCTTTTCTGTATGCGAGGGCTATTTTATTGTGTTCACTATCAAAAGTAACTGCTAGTTCATTTACCTCGATATTTACAAACTCTACAGCGGTTCCATAACTAACAGAAGTTCCTGATATAGTTGCTACAATACTATATCCATGATACGAATCTCCTCCATCACTGTAGACAATAACTGTTTTATTAGAATTACTATCAAAAGCAGCTCTTATATATAACGTGACACCATTATCATTAAATTTAACAGCAGTACCAAAAGTTATACTATTATTACTAGGATCTACTGTAGCTACTATACCATACCCTTTCTGCGCATCTCCATCATGTTTAAAGCAAATTAAAACTTTGTTTTGGCTAGTATCAAACGCCATACTTATATATTCTGCTTGGGCTGTTAGAAAAGTTGTTTTAGTACCCCATGTAATAGTCCGACCTTTAATCTGTCCTACAATAGCAGTTCCATAATTACTGTTGTTTTGATCTCTCCAAGCAAACACAACTCTATCGTTATAGCTATCATATACACTGGCAATATAAGCGGGAGAGTTAGGAGACGCTTGATCAATATATTCTTTTTGAGGATTAGGTGTTTCTGAATTATCTATAGCCGTAGAGACTGTACCATCTGAATTTATTATAACAGGAGCTCCATTAGGTAGTGTACCAGTAGCTTTTATTCTAACTTTGTCTTTAGTTTCTGGAGGTATCGTTTTCATTTACTACCCTTTTACAATTAGTTCTGTAGTTGATAAAGCAGTTCCTGCTACAACACTAGGTGTATCAGCAGTAGTTTTTAATATTCCATTTTTTTGGACATAGTAGGTTCTTCCTGGAATTACATTTGATATAGTTGCACTACCACCCATACCACTATGAGCACTACAATAATAGTACAAAGTATTAGGAGCACTTGAATCAACTGTTATTGACGTTGTATAAGCACTATTATCTTTTGTAACTCCTGTTGTATATTCGCTCCCACTGTTATGTGTTCCATCTGATGTAGTTGAAAAACTAAATGGATGTGTTGAAGCTGCAGACCAATCAAAGAAGTAAGTATTTCCTCTGTAAAGAGTTAGGGTGTCTTGTTGTACTCCATCTATAAAATACTTATTGTTTCCTGATACATTTTGCACTGTAATAACATAACCATTATTAAAAGCATTTTTTGCTATTGCTCCTTGTGTTTTTACAGTTGCCGTAGCTGAATTTGCTACACGAGATTCGGGCATACCTATAAAATTTTCAGAAGTAAGATTCTCACTAAGATGAGCAAGCCGTATACACATAGCCGCAAATCTACCACCAGAACTACTTTTTCTAAAGGTAACATAATTAACGTTCTGGTCAGAATCATGAGCTAGGCCAAATTGTGTAGTCGTTGAAAGATCTTGGGAAAGAGGAACACTTTCTGATCCTACTGTCAAAGTAGTCCCATTTACTGTAACTTCACGGATTCTGCCATAATTATTACTGGTATTCATGTAGAGAACTAAAACTTTTTTTGCTTGTGAATCATATACTAAGTTAGCTGTAGTCATACTACCATCAACAGCTACAGCTGTCCCCCACGTAATTGAAGTTCCTGATACAGTTCCTGCTATGATTTTACCTCCACCACCACTAGTTCTATATAATAATATTACTTTCTTTTGATCTGGGTCATAAATTATATTACCATAATAAGGCCCTGACATTGCTGAAGACTCAATAGTTACTTCACTCCCCATTGTCATAGCACCACTAGCGGGAGTATTTACAAAACCAACTTTAGAGCGGGGATAACCTGTAGAACCATCAAAATAAATAAAAACAAATCTGTTGGCATTAGTATCATAAGTTATAAAAAATTTTCCTGCATCAGAACTAAGAAATTGATTTTTAATAGTTTGTTCAGAACCAGGTACAGTTACAGCTGTGCTTAAACCAGTCCCAGTAAAATTACATGAAAGAGCAACACAGTTACCATTAGATTGGTTTCTGTACATAATTACAACTAGATCATTGTCTGGATCATAAGCAGCTCTGGGATATCTACCATTACTAGTAATATTCGTAGAACTACTAGTATTTATATACGAAAGAGTACCTGTCCCATCAGTTATTTCACATATGTTACATTTAATACCCGTACTTCCTGAAGTAAGTCTATATACTAAACCTATTTTAGCATTTCTTGACGCGGTTGGTGGTATAAAAAAGCAATTCATCTCCGCTGGAGTACTATATGTGATTACATTTTCCTGGAGAAAAGTTATAGTTGTACCAGATATTGAACCAACTTGTGCTACTAAAGAATCACTTCTATTATAGAAAGCGACTACTCTTTTATTTGTGCTATCATAACAAGCTGTAAAATCATAAGAACCAGATACACTAGAATTCTCTGTAACATTACCATCAGCTGATGTGAACGCAGTTTGTACGACAGAAGAAACGGTTCCATCAGCGTTAACAATAACAGATGCACCGTTATCCAATGTGCCACTAGCTATAAAATTATTTTGTTTTTTAGCTGAAAGGTCGTTTCCTATAGTACGCATGATTAACTATCTTTTTTAGGTTCTACATATTTAGAATTTTTAGTCCATACTTTTCCATCAAATAAGTATTTACACCCTGTCCAATCAGAAGGAGCATTTGTTACATTTTCATATAATATAGCATTAGAAGAGTTCATATCTGCTACATAAAAATCAACGGGGTTACTCCCTACTGTTATTTGATGTGATGCTATTATGACGGGTTTTGAATCTTCAAGTAAATACTTAGATTCTTTATTATCTTTGTGAACTATTGTTTTCATATTCTATCCTTCTATAATTAGTTCTGTGGTTGATATTCCTGTTCCTACTGGAACTGAAGGGTCTCCAGCTGTTGTACTTATTGATCCATCTGACAATACAAAATGAGTTTGTCCAGCTGTAATTCCTGTTCGATTTCGGCTAATGCTATTAGCAAGGTTAACTGTAGCGTTAGTGGTATCTGCATGATCCCCATCAGAAATACCTATAACATTATTAGCTTTTAAACTAGAAGCCCCCACAGTAAGTATTGATGTTTTTCCTGCACCACCTGATTCCCAAGAAAATACGGTTGCTTTTTTATCTGGATTATAAACTATACTACTAGTAACATTTGCAGCTCCCTGTTGATAATCACAAGCAAAATTAAATCCATTGCCACTACTATTATCTGATTCAGTAATGCTAATAGTATTTGCTACAGCATTTATTGTTCCTATATTATACCTCATAAAATTACTATTATCAGATGTAAGAAATATAATTTTATTTGAATCTGGATCATGTACAACTTGGTTATAAAAACCAGTACCAGATCTAAACCTATTTATGGCTCCCAAAGTAAAGTTTGATTGGGATTGGCTAGCTACCGCTACTTTTCCTTCAGAAGCACTGTCATCAGTATAAGTTACTATAATTCTATCATTCGTACTATCATAACATAAATTATTACCACTAGACACTACACCCGCAACAATTACAGGAGTGCCAAATACTACAGCCGCGTTATCTCGGTCAGGGGTTCCTGCTATTAGCGTAGGGTAATTATTAGCGTCTTGAAAACTTATAACTACTCTGTCTGCTACTGAATTATAAGCCACATTAAAAGCATCTGATTGGTAATTAACTACTTGTTGTATACTAGCAATACTACAAGTTGTACCACTTACATTAATACTAGTACCATAAAGCTTTGAAGAGTTATTTTCATCTCTCCAACAAGCAAAGATTCTATTCATTGTAGGTACATAGCAACAAGCACCAAAAAAACTTGCCCCGTTTGAAAGTTGTACGACACTCCCAAAACTTATAGAATTATTGTCTTTGTCAACAGATCCTGCTACAACTTTAAATTTTCCAGAATCACCATTATCTTTAAAACAAATTATCACCCTATTTTGTTCAGGGTGAAAAGTCATAGCCATATCTGCCGTTTGATTATTAGAAAATTGTACAGGGGTTCCAACACTAGTAATACCAGAAGTTCCTCCTACATGCGTAGCAACTACTGCCATACCTTTATTAGTAGAAGTATTTCTATATGCGTAAACTAATCTTTTGTTAGTAGTATCATAAGTCATAGTATAATAGGATTGGCTTATACCACTACCAATAATTGTGTTAGGGCTTGGGAATATTTTTTTATCTTCAGGTTGAAGGATTCTAGACCTGACTGCGCTACTTTCATTGCTACTTCTATAAAGAGTACAAATTTTTCCTCCCCCATAATTTGAGGTATAATCATCTCCTGCTGATTGTATTTCGATGTTATTAGCATTTGATTGGACCTGATCGTAGTCAAGCCTTATAACTGGATTACCACTATAAATATATAGTTTTATTTGTCTAACTTGTAGGTTATTGCTACTATCTCTAAAGCCTATAAAGCAACGTCTTACATCGGGGTTATATGAAATACTTATTTGGTCAGTAGCATTTCCAGTAAAAGCTACAGCAGGCATTGGAAAAGTGGTAGTTACACTACTACCAGATCCTGTTAACCCACTTGTTGATATTACATACCCATAACTATCATTTTTTCTAAAAGCGATAATATGTCGAGTTCTATTACTATCAAAAGTTACATCAATATTGGTTACCATACTAGTCATAAATTGGACTTGTGATGAGTTCATAGCTAGACTAGTACCACTAAGCTCTGCACATCTAACTACTCCCGTATTACCATAACTATAAGCAAATATAATTCTATTACCTTCACTATTAACTGCAAGGTATAAATCATTACCAGTATTATTTAAAAATTGTTGACGAGTCCCAAAAGTTACACTTCCATTTGCCTGAACTTCCCCTGCTATTCCCCAACCATCATAGCTATTAGATGTAACTTCTTTATAACCAATAACTATCTTATTTTGGCCAGATACAAAATGAAGGTAAATGTGTGAAGCTTGAATTGATACACTTGCGCTTTCAAACGCAACAGGTGTAGCAAAAGATATAGAATTATCACTTGCATTTACTGTACCTGTAATTACGTACCCCCAACCATTACTACTCATATTCTGGTAAGCATTTACCACCTTGTTTTGATTTGTATCATAGTCACAACTGTTGTAGTATGTTACACCAGTAATAAAAACTACAGGAGTTCCAAAAGTAATAGTTGTTCCATCTACTTGTCCAACAACAGCTGTACCATAAGAATTATTACCACCATCGTTATAAAATAAAATATATCTATCAGTATCAGGGTCATAAGTTACTGAAGTATGAGATGGCGCGCTTCCAGAACCTGAAGGATCAACCGAATCTCCTAATAATTGGTTTGTATCAGAAATAACAGATACTGTACCTGCACTATTTATAGTAACAACAGCACCGTTAGACAATGTCCCACTAGCTGTAGCTACAAATTTCCCGTCTTGATCTTCGTTGCCGATAACTTTCAAAATAAATACTCCTAGGCAATGGTATTTATAATCTCATAAGACATAATTAACTGTAAAGTAGAAGCCGCGTTAGCCTTGGCTTTGAATTTAACTCCCTCTCTTAAATATAAAGGGTGATCTAAAACTACTAAAGAAGAACCTGTAGCTACAGACACACCTTCTACAAGGTACATAGCTCCCGTAGGTATTGTTTTATTTTCAGTAAAAGGTCCTTCGTTTGCTACAGAAGTATCTACATTTACCTGTTCAATAAAAATATCTAGAGTTCCAGCATTTGAAGCATGTATATTAGAACATATAATATTATTTACTTTTAAAACATTGCCTGTTTTAACCGTGAAAGCAAAATCGGTAGCTGTACCAACAGCTGTTGTAGTGGTCAAAGCCATTGCTATCGACTGACCATATATCCTTGTTACACCTACTATATTTGGTTGAGCCATATTATATCTCCTTTATCCGAATACAATTGCCATGGCTATGGCTTTTCCAGTTGTTGTTGCGTTTCCGCTAGCGTTTAATTGTGCAGCTGTAGCAGTAACAAGTGTACCACCTAGCTTTAATCCTGTACTACTACCATTATGTGCAGCAATATCAAAATCTGTTGTTCCAGTAGGAAGTTTTATAACATCCGCGCCTGCATTATTTCTGATTGTAACATCATTACTAGAACCATCTCCTGTTAAAATCAACCCTGCTGTAGCTGTATAACCCATGGCAGCATTATCACTTGCTGAAGTATCACCTGTAGCTTCAATAGTAGTACCTGTTATAACACCAGCAGCTCCACTTGCAGTTATAGCACCAGTAGTATCTATTTTTACTGAAGCTAATGCGTCTGTTACAATGGCTCCAGAACCACCTCCATCCAAATAAACAATTTTAGTTGCACCGCTAGGGATTGTAACAGATGCCCCACCACCACTGCCCTGTTTTATAAGTATATTCTGATTACTACCACCTGTCGCATTTTCTATGATATGAACTCTTTTCATAGTGTCTGGACCAATTGTAACTGTGCAAGGAGCATTTAATGAACCAGTGTATTTTATATACATAGACCTAGCAGCATCAGCGGTAGCATCAGCAACAATACTATCATGTGTAGTAGCGTTAGTAGGTATGGCTTCCGTCCCGTAACCTAATGCTTCACCTATCAACTCAAGGTTTGTATTGGTGGCTGTACCCCAAGTACCCGATCTTTCACCTGTTCCTATTTCTTCAAGTCTTAAATTATTTACATATGTACTCATTTTTTATCCCTATGCTGCTATATCTTTCCAGTTTGGTGTTTGGTTAGTGGATACTACACTATAATTTGGTGTTTGACTAGTGCTTATAGGATTCCAGTTTGGTGTCTGATTTGTAGTTACAGGGTTGTAACCAGCACCTTGACTAGGACCTATATTTGCCCAAACAGTACCTGGATTAGGTATAATATTACCCCAAACTAACACATTTCCTGCGAATCCGCTAGCAGAAACTCCAGTTACGTTTACTGTTTTATCAATTTCTATTGATACACTACTTAGAGCTCCTGTACCCTGAACACCATTTAGGTATACATTAGCCTTACCAATAACTGTTACACTAGCAATTTGGCCTGTGCTTTGCAAGCCACTTACAGTTGTTGATACCCCTTGACCCTCTAGTACAGTTACCCCAGCAACTTGACCTGTGCTTTGTACTCCATTTACAGTTGTTGATGTACCAAGACTAAGAGTTACGTTACCTACTACACCTACAGCTTCAATACCAGATACATTTATTTCCCCAGCCTGTCCTCCAATAACAGTAGTACCATTACCTACTTGTCCTGTACTTGTGATACCAGTTACATTTATAGATACTCCTGTACCTGTTTCTACTGTAACTGGCTGGGAGTTCCAAGTATTTGCCCCCCAAGCTCCACCTCCCCATCCAATACCAAAGGCTCCTCTAGCTTCAACCCATGTAACATCTACAGTTGTATCTAATTCTAGACTTACATTTCCTACTGCTCCAGTAGCTATTGGGAGAGTATCATTTATACCCCAACTGTTTTGGTTCCAAGCACCAAAATCCCAACCAGAGAGTACAAAGGTAACAGGAATAGAAGGAGTTACACTATCTACTTGCCCTGTAGCTGCAACACCAGATACACTTACAGTTATATTTCCTGAAACACCACCAGATGTTCCTACAGGACCTTGTGATAATGGAGAAAAGCCTAACATATATTACCTACACTATTGTTTGGTTTCCTGCACTAGAAGCTAAATTAGTATTTGTGCTAGGAAAAGCACGACCTTCACCATAAATAATTCTTACTGCTCCTTGTCCTCCATTTCCTGCATAACCGCTATATGTTGAAGAAGAACCTCCTCCACCACCACCAAATTTACCACCCCCTTGGTAATAATCGTAAAATGAACTAGTGCCTAAACTTCTACTCGTACCTCCAGCTTGTCCACCAGAAGGACTCCCATGTCCAGAACCACCATTACTATTAGAATTTGCACCCCCAGCTGATCCATTTGATGTTTGACCATATATACCTACTCCTCCACCACCAAAGGAATAATAGTAAGATGTACTCCATCCTCCACCGCCGCCACCGCCACCTGAACCAGCTGAAGATCCGTATCCAGAATATCTATTCCCCCCAGTTCCTCCATTTCCTGTATAACCAGCAGCACCGCCACCACCTGCAGGACCATAATTACTTGAACTATACCCTTGTGACATTCCTCCTGTTCGGTTAC